ACAGAACAATCAATCTTCAACACATCAGTTGTTTGCATAACGTATTTACCACCAGATAAAAGTTCTAAAGAACTTCCTGCTGGAATACTTGCATCTTTGACAACTGTTACGTTTTCATTTGTTTCAGTATCAGAAGTATCAGATTCAATCTTAACTGTTGCTGTTACTGCTGATGTGTGAACATTACAAAGTGTAAGTCCAATCAGAACAGTTGTTGTTGAAGAAGGAACTGTGTACAAAGTCAAAGCTGTACCTGCCGAACTTGGCATTGCTGCATTTGTTTTTACTTTAAAAGTATTTGCCATTTATCCTCCTATTATCCTAAAGCTATTGCTAAAGCTGTCGGATCATCTGTAGAAAATCCTTGAGCTGACATTAATGTTACAACTCTTGATAAAGCTGCTTTTCTGTTAGTACCACCTGCACCATCATCAACCACAATTAAATCAGATGTAGTTAAGTCTGCACCTATATCAGTTCCACCATCAATATCAATAGCAGCCACTGGTAAAGTGCCTGTATCACCACTTCCGATTAAAGTTCCTGTTGCCACTGGTAAAGTTACAACTGCTGATGAACCTGCTGAATGTGGTTGTGCTTGTAAAGTTTGTGCATGAGCATT